ACGTTGTAGGGCGGATCGGTGGCAGTCATGTCCACCAGTTCATCGCCCAGCAGCGCCTTGTAATCTTCTGCCTTGGTGGCATCGCCACACAGCAGCTTGTGCTCGCCAAGGACCCAGATGTCGCCGGTTTTGGAGACGGCTGTCTCGGCCACCTCGGGTGCCTGGTCTTCGTCGGTCAGACCATCGTTGCTGGGGTCGCCCGCGATGAGCTTGTCCCACTCTTCGGCGGTAAAACCGGTAAGACCCAGATCAAAGCCAGCTTCCTGCAACTCGGCCAGTTCAAGGCCCAGAAGGTCGTCATCCCAGGAGGCGTTCTCGCCAATCTTGTTGTCAGCCAGGATCAGTGCCTTGCGCTGAATCTCGGTCAGGTGCTCCATGGCTACGACGGGCACCTCGGACATGCCGAGCTTGCGGGCAGCAAGCAGTCGGCCGTGACCTGCGATGACGTTGTTTTGTCCGTCCACCAGGATGGGAGCACCCCAGCCAAACTCGGTGATGCTGGCCGCGATCTGTGCCACATGGGCGTCCGAGTGCAGCTTGGCATTTCGGGCGTAAGGGATCAGGGACTCAATCGGCCGGTATTGGATTTTGATGTTGGGCTTCATGCTGCTTCGGAAACGAAAAAGCCCGCGAGAGACATGCTCGTCGCGGGCTGTTGAATGGGGGTGGCTGCAAGACACATCTCTCGCAACCGTAGACAAAATGTAAGCGAAATTCCGGTAAAACGCGACACGCTCAAATCCGCGTTTTCTCCGCAACAGCCCGCAGGAGCAAGCATCATTTGTATCTGGCACGCAACTACCCGCAACTACCTCGCCCCAAATCTCTGTGCCAGGTTGTGAGCCACGATGTACATGGCAATTTCCCAGCGGCGCTGGGCAGTGCGTGGTGCACAGCCGAAGCGTTTGCCGATGTCGTACCAGCGGTAACGCGCTGCCCGCATCCAGACCAGGTGGCGCTGCTCGACCTCGAGCCACTGGACCCAGCCCATGACCTCGAGCATGCAGTCCACCTCGGCTGGGGTGGGTGGGAACCGGTAGACCGGGGCATCGTCACTGGCCATACGCTCGTAATCGGTTCGCACAATGGTGGGCCAGACGTTGAAGTGACCCTGCACCCGAACCGGCGGGAGTTTGTGGGCCGTGCGTGAGGCCTGGATGAAATAGTCGGCAACCTCGTCCGCCGACCAGCCGCCCCGTGGAGTTGGTATAGCCATTTCATACCTCCTGCGTGTCAATGGCCCAATGCAAGAGCGCCAGCGCATCGGCCTCGTTGTCATCGGTAACGGGGTGGCCCAGCAAACGCATGGCCGCAATCACTTCGCCCTTGCCCGCATTGCCTTTGCCTGTGGCGTGTTTTTTGATCGTGCCTACAGGCACGCCCTGATAGGCGATGTTGTGGTGCTCACACCAGGTGGTAAGCGTGGCCATCAGGCCGCCGTAGACGTGGGCTGCGTCCACCCCTGCGTGACGACGTACTTCCTCGAAGTACACGGCATGGATGTCGGTGGCCAGCGCTTTGATCTCGGTGAGCCAGCGTTTAAAGCGCAGGTAACGCATACCGCCGCCTTCAAACCGCTGGGGTTTGAAGCTGGCAAAGCCGTGCGCGATCTGGCCGTCTTTGGATCTCAGTGCCCAACCGGTCGTCGTTCCAAGATCGATGGCCAGTAACACCACCCGGTTTCCCGGCAATGGTGAATCGACCGATGAAACACTCCGACGTAGGTCAGAGGGAACCACAGGTCCCTCTCCTACGTAGTAGGAGGGGAGTTTTCTCCAACTGGATTTTTCATGAAAACCCAGCATCCATGCGGGTTTGCGGCCAGTTGGCAAGTTGGCAGCGTTGCCAACTGCCAACTTTGCCAACTTAGGCGTAAGTGGTTGATTTATATGGGAATGAAGTTGGCAAGGGTCTGCCAACTGAATCCAGTTGGCAAAAAGTGGGGTCCAGTTGGCAAAAGTTTTGCCAACTTGTTTGCGCAAACTCTTGCGGGCTCCTGCGTACGCCTGCGGGTCCATGCCAGCCGTTGCTAACGGATAGCCATTGAGGGTGTTTGCAGGTTGGTGCGGGTCAATGCGGGCGTATGACAACGCTGCACTTGTGCGGGTTCTATCTTGGCAAATCGTGCTCATTCTTGCTCCTGCGGGTCGTTGCTAATTTCTTGGTAAACCCACACATCCGGGTTTTCGACGGGCATCGCGGCCCCGGATTGCGGGCATTTGTAGTGGGTTGGAAGCACCCCGAGCGGGCGCAGTGGCAGCTCGCCGGTGTCTGGATCGGGCTCACCTGTGTGCGTGTTCAGGACCATGCCCTCGACGCACAGGTAGCCAAACTTGGAACGCCCAATCGAGGGCAGTCCGTAGTCCGTGCTGTTGCGGAAAAACTTGATGTAACCCTGCGTGGACAGGGCTGAGATCCGCTCCCGGATCGTGCGCTCGCCGCCCAGGCCTGCCTTGCCCTCAAAGGACTCGGCAAGCTGGTTGGCTGTGTAGCAGCGACCCTGCGCCGCTTCCTCAAAGAGGATCTGCAAAATCGCATCGCGTTTTCGCCTGCGCTCGGCATCGAGCCGCTCGCCGTACTCCTTGAGCACCAGCCTGTCATTGACATCGACCTCGTGCCACTGGCCGTCCATCTTGTCGACGAACTTGGTCTCAATGGCCGGGCCGTTACGCAGCTCGTAGATCAGGTGGCGGGTGCTTTGGGCCTCGTCGGGGCGAAACAGCAGCATCCCGGATGAGTAGTAGCCGCGCAGGCTGCCCGCACCCGCCAACGCCTGAAACGGGTCTTCCTCAAACTGGCGCTTGCCCAGCTTCTTGGTGTGGTGCGCCAGGATCACGCCTGCTTCGGGGTTCACCGCCTGGCGAATGCGCTCCACGCGCTGCGACAAAAAGTACAGCATCGCGCCGTTGTCGTTCTCGCCGCCTGCATCGCCCCCGTCGAAGACGTTGCGAATCGGGTCGATCACGATGATGTCAGGCGTAAGGCCATTGAAGGCAGCCACCATGGCCGGGATGACCTGCGCCAGCCCGTCGTCGTCCAGAATCAGGCGCAGTTGCGGCGTGGCCATGAAGTTGGTGCGCGCCAGGCTTAGGTGCTCTGGCGAGAGCCGAATGCCCTTCACCCGCTCGCGCAGGTAGTGGTACTGGACCTCGGCTTGCAGGTAGAACACTCTGAGCGGCCGGGGTGGCCTCATCCCCAAAAACGATGCACCGGCGGCCATGTGGGTAAGCCAGGCCAGCAGGAAGTCGCTTTTGCCGACCTTGGGCGCACCGCCAAACACCAGCAAGCCGCCCGGGGTCAGCACGCGCGGCTCGATCAAATCTTCGGGCAGCGGCGAGTCATCATCAAGCAATGCGCCCAGAGTGAAGGTCGGCACCATGGGCGCTGCCGCTTTGACCACCCGGCGCTCGGCCTGCGCGATGAAGGCGGCGCAATCAAAGCCTTCCTGCGCTGCGTCGGCGGCGTCCCACTTGAGTGGCTTGTCAGCAGGCGGCACGAGGATCGCCACCGACTGACAGCCCACGGCCGCGCAAGCGCGTGCAGCGGCCTCAGCGTAGTCCCAGCCCGGCGCGTCGCGGTCCGGCCAGATCAGCACATCTTTGTTCTTAAGAGCAGACCAGTCAGTTTTTTCCACCGGTGCTTTGGCCCCGTTCATGGCGGTGGTGGCCACGATGCCTGCGCCAATCAGGGCGTCGGCGCACTTTTCGCCCTCGACCAGAATCACGGTGCGAGCCGTCTGCAACGCTGGCAGGTTGTAAAGCGGGCGTGGATCGGGGGCACGCCACATCCGCGCGCGCACATCCCACGGCCTGAACTCCTTGCCCGATGGCGGGTCGTAGCGGTAGACACAGGCAATCAGCTCGCCATCGAGCCCGACGTAATCCCACTTGGCGGTGTAGGGACCGAGTTCATCCATCGGGACCGTTCGCATGTCGCGCCTGGCTCCGTGGTCCACGGGCGGCGCAAAGCCAAGCCACTGACGGATTTCATCGGCGATGCGCGGAAAGTCCTGCTGCGTCGACAGCCCCCGTGACTTGGCCCACGCTGCGATCAGGTCGCCGCCATCGTCATCGGCGAAATCCTTCCACAGCCCACGCCGGGGACCATCAAGCTCGACAACCAGACTCTTGCCCGGTGCGCCATCAATGTCGCCGACATAGAACTTGTTGCCGCGTGTGCGGCCACTGGGAAACAGGTACAGCAACACCGATTCGAGCCGGTCCAGCAGACCATCACGCAGCGCCTGCGTGTCAGCCGCTGTTTCCAGCCTTTGTTCAGGGGCATTGTTGTAGTCCAGCCAAACGATGTTTCCAGCCGTCATTGAGTCCCCCAGCAGCGGTCCTGCCAAGCGCAGAACTTGCACTCCATGTGGGTAGGTGTGGTGGCAAAACGTGGCAGGACCTCGCTTGCGCTGGTGGCGGTAATCACGCGCACAGCGCGGTCGGACATGCGCTGCGCCAGCCCGCCATCAAAGGGCAACAACTCGAACCAGATTTCCTGGGTGTCTTTGTTGATGGCGGTGAAAAGCGCCGGGTTGGCAGAGATGCCCGGAATGCTGGCTTCCATGTAGGCCTGATACACCGCAACCTGTGCGGCATAGACCGGCTTGGACTTGGCCACCCCGTGCTTGACGGTGTCGCGCCAGGACTTGTCGTTCATGGTCTTGAACTCCCAGAGCGCCGGGTAGCTCACGCCCAAATCGGCAGGTCCGGTATTCAGGATCCCGTCGACGTGACCACGGATCCGTCCACCTGCCACAGAGAAGCCGAACTGCCCCCCTTGAACTTTGCGCGTGTACAAATCAAACCCCGCCATGCGCAACCAGCGGATGGCCAGGTCTTCCAGCGTATGGCCTACCTCAAAGATGCGTAGCAAGCGGCCTGAGAAATCACGGCCGTCGTCCACTGGTGTGTGCGTGTACTCGTATTGCAGCGCGCGCTCGCATGAAACGCCCAAGCGCGATGCGCCCAGGTAATCGCGCGGCGTCTGGCCAGCTCGCTCGCGGGTCAATGCTGCATCAATGAGCTCGCTGATCTGCTCCTGAATTTTGGGGCGGGCGTTGAAGTCCAGCATCAAACACGTCCCTTCTGCAAGCTCAGGCGCTCTTGCATAAACGCCCGGTCGCGCGCAGCCATGCGTTCGTGCTCAGCCGTCATCTGGCCCTGGTAGGCCGTGACCACGACATCAATCAGTGTCAGCACCTCCATGCGGCTGTAACTGGCCAGCGGGCGGTCCATGCCGATGCCGCTCACGAACTCGCCCAGTGGTTGCAGGCACGCGCCCATGGCGGTGGTTTCCATTTCACTTGGATCAATCATTTGTCCCTCCGTCTTATTCATGAGTGTTGAGAAGGCGTTTTGGCAGCGGCGCGAGCAAAACACCCATTGGTCTGAGTAGCGACCGGGGTCGCTTCGTTTGAGGCTGGGGTTAAACCAGCCGTAACCTTTGGCCTGGCGGGCACACACCGCGCACTTCAAGCCGCCTCCAAAACATGGGGGTAGCTGCTGTGGCTGGTGGCGCTGCTGTGATGAGCGTCATTGGCAGCGGTGACCAGGCGCTGAATCTCTTTGCGGTTGAACTGAAACGACAACAAAGCGGAGGCCTGGTAGCGCGTCATGCCGAAGTCAAGCCGCATCGCCTCTGGCAAATAGACCAGTTGCTTGACCGTGGGTGGCTCGTTGAGCCAGCGCCGGGTTTTGTGCGCCGAGTCAGCCGACTCGTGGTCGTTGAGCCAGTCGTCCGCGCGCGCCATGCACACGGTGCGCTCGCCCACAGCCAGCAAAGTGGGACGCAGCGACTTGGCTCCACCGATGGCATGCCAGCGCCCGTTCAGGAAAAACACGCCGCCCCAAGCCGTAAAGCCCGTGGCCATCAATGCGTCGTCACAACCAAACAGATCGCACCACCGGAAATTCGAGCGTTTAAGCAGATCGATTTCACTCATGATGAAATCCGACAGTGCGCCGGTGTCCTCTGGCTGGCGCTCCCAGACATGGCCGCAGAGCGGGCACCCCATGCAGGACAGAGGCACGAGATCGGAAGAGCACACGCTTGAACTCCAGTCACGTTTCGGAATCTCGTACGCCGTCTCCTGCTTGAAACAACAAACACGTTCTCGACTCCACCATCACAAGTAAACACACAAACAACAAACCGA